CGTCCTAGCACGGGAGAGTTCGGAAAGCTCTTCTTGGTGCTGCCCACTGGCCTCCGCACGCGCGTTAATTCGTGACTGTATAGGGAGATCAAACGGATGACTAACTGTCGCCACAATCAAGATTATATATTTCAATAAACAATTGTGGTAAGTCCGCCAACCGTAAGTCCCCCAACAGGGTTACGGTAAGTCCCCGTGCTTACACGGGTCCTGGAGCAGTGTAGCTCAACACTTCTATTCTAGAAGCGGTCATTGCAGATGAAGTTCCTGGAGTTATCGTCACTTTGCCGTCGTCTGCTGTTACTTCGATTTTATACGTTGTAATCTGAGCAGCCGCTGCATTGGGCGTACTATCTACCAGTGTAACTGTTGCTCCAACATCAGTCACCAATCTAGTATCAACAAGATTTGTTCCAACGACGATTAGATAAGCAAAGTAGAAACCTCTGTTCTTTATCTTGAAAGATGTCGTGGTATCTATCCTAAGAAAGTAACCAGATTCAGACAAGAAAGAAAGAGCTGGGTCTCCTAAGGGCGTAGATGTTCCGATGCCTCCTGCTGCTGTGAGCCGCTGCCACCCAGACTCCTTTGGAGTTCCGAGGTCAGGCTTAAACAGGGATACATCATATGACGCCCACAATTCTCCTAATACCTGTCCAGAAGATCCAGGTAAACCAACTGTGGCAAGTTGAAAATTGCCTAGGTTAGCGAATCTAGGATCTATGTCCAGGGTTTCATCGTTTCCTGCATCAGCGCAATAAAGCAATTTTGATTGGGTCATAGCCGGGTCGCACTCCACCACATGGATCTGTGATCTACTGGGTTTTGCACTAGTGGCATATTCACTATTCTCCATCTCTAGCTTGTTGGTGAAAGGTCTTTTGATAGCGTCGTAATTGGTTGACATTACGACAGCACCTAGAGCACCGCCAGCCGTTATATCCGAAGATAGAGTTTTAAATTCAAATATTAAACCATTAAACTTGTATTGCTGAAACCTAGCGGAAACAGCAGCAAGCCAGGGAAAGGTATCCGAATTAGCTGCATTTATTACGTAAGATCTGTTGTTGAAGGAACTAGGTGTGCCAGGAACAATTATGTCTCCAATATACTCTCTATGTTGAATTCGCGTTTCATGTATTGAATTCATGAACTGAGGGATCTCAGTCCCTTCAGGTAATACACTAGCAGTCTTCATCAAAGAGTTCTTATTAACAGTATAAGCTCCGAAACCTACAACTTTAGCCAATCTCTGACCAAGTCTGGCTCCTAGAGCAGAGCCCGCGTTAGATAAACCTGGATTAATGCTCCGAGCAGCGTTGCCACCAATGAAACCGCCAGCTTTACTGAAAGTTCCGCTTGGGAACACTCTTTGCAAAACCGGCAACATCTTGTCAGTGTAATAACCACCCTGTCCAACAATCTTCTTAATAGCTTGAATGTCTTCATCAGACACTTTGCTTTTGTTCTTCTTTCCAGCCATTTTGTAAATTTTAACGTTAGTATTTATGAAACTTATTATATTTATTATGTTTCGGGCCACGGCTGTGGATGACCCCCAACGACGACCTGCTAGTCAGGCCGATTTAAGTATCTCAGTACCCTCCCCAGTTTCAGGTGTTTCATCACCATCTTCAAAGGGAAGTTCCAAATCTTCTATATCTTCGACTATTTGAGCGAAATCAGGATGGAACTTAAGTTCCCTCTTGAGTTCTTCAAACTCGATAGCTTTATTATAGTTTATTGATAGGAATTTAAATACCATTTTCTCGTAATGCACCGGATAACTGAAATACTGACCTTCTTTATTAATACCCCAATAATTTGAACAAAACTCAAATTTCCCTCCATCTTTGTCGATGTCGTTAAATTTCATGTTCATATTGGCTTCAATATAACGGTTTCTAAATCCTGCTCTAAACGCGGCGAGTCCATCATCACCAGCTACCCGTCTGTTGACGGCACCAAAGTGATACATTATGAACGAGTTAACATTCGAGTTCTGCTGCGTAGTGTCAAATTTTCCACTAGCAACTAAGCCCGGCGTAACCTGAGCTATCATGTCTCCTTTGGAAAACTGAAAGATTTTCC